CATCAACTCACTTCGGAGGCAACATGTTCAGACTCAATTTATCGGCGTTTAACGCCCTTTTCTTGTGTCCTAAAGAACTTGTCTTTCCGAAGATTGAGCCGAGTCTCCTCGACAGGAGACTCGTTGATGAAATGTCGGTGTCTGCCGCCCTAAAACCTTTAGGACGGAATTCCCAACCCGATAGGGCTGTGAACTGTGCTCAGACCCCGTGTCGCACTGGCGGATTGGTCATCCGTGACTGTTATGTACCTCCCTCTCGGGAGGTTCAGACCGTCTTCTACCATAATCGGAAACGACTATGGTAGCACCAGTGACTGGACCTTACACTCGGTCCCAGGAGTTTGCAGGGCCTCCCGTTGAGGGTGGGTACAAACCCAAATGGCTCTACAAGTATTCGATGTGGCATCGCCAGGGGAAGCCTTATGACCTCCCCTTGAGGTACCGCGTCGACGTCAATGAAGTTTTAGCTGTGAACTGTCCTGTTAATCAGGTAGTTCGTGACTATAGCTTCTGTGACCCTCCTGACCTCTCCCATGCCTCTTTTGTAACGAACCGCTGTTACAGCAAGTTCGCTGAGGAACTGAACAACCCCTCTATGTGGGCTGTTAATCAGTTGGAGTTTAACAAAACCCTCGAAGGCCTCTTGAAACGAGTCACTCAGTTGACAAAGTTTACTAAGAGGCTTAAGAAGGGCGATCTTATTGGCGCTGCCAGGGACCTCGGCTTAGTCGATGTCCCTAAACGCGCTAAAAAGACCTGGAAGACCAAAGACCTTGCTAGTACCTGGCTCGAATACCATTTTGGTTGGGAGCCCCTAGTTAAGGATGTTGGCGCAGCGATTGAAGTTCTTACCGAGACTACGTGTAAATTGCGTGTCAAGGCAAATTCTTCAGATACCCTCGTTTACCAGGACGGGGGCCCGTTGCCATCTTTTAACATCTACCACCATAGGGTGAGGACTGTTGTGAAGATGCAGGCGAATGTTCAGGTTGATAACCCGAACCTTCATCTGGCTAGTCAGTTGGGCTTTGTGAACCCACTGAGCATTGCTTGGGAGCTAGTCCCGTTCAGCTTTGTGCTGGACTGGTTCAGTAATGTTGGCCAAGTTCTTGGCGCTCTTACTGATTTCGCAGGGGTATCCTTTACTGGAGCCTTTACGACTGTCTACCAAGTTATTGATAAGGTTGAAAGAGGCTATGGTAATTGGGACGTTAGTCCCTTTCACCAGAACCTCACTGCGGTTTACCGCAGTACCTATATCAACAGGTATCCGGAAATTAGCACACCGGTCCTGAATATCAGGCCCTTTAGGGGCTTTAGTCCAGTCCGTGGTGCCACAGCCGTGGCGCTATTAATCCAACAGCTGAAGAGGTAATTCCTCCGACGCATTGAGAAAGAGAGCCAATATGGCTTCAAATCTGACCGTTAAAAAATACGACGGGACGACCGACATCACCTACATTGCCATCGCTGGCGCAGCCGGGGACAAATCCCCTGCCGTGTTTCGCGCGACGAGTGTCGGGGCTGCGGCTGGTCATCACCCTGAGCTCCGTATCCAAAGTGCTTACAATGGCACTCGGACGGCTCGCAAGGTTGCGATCCAGTACAGCTTCCCGGCTCTGGTGACGTCTGCTGACACTGGTGACACGACGGTGAAGAATCGAGTTAACGGTCAAATGGAATTCGTCCTTCCGGTGGAAACTCCGGATGCGACGATCCAACAGGCCGCTGCTCAATTCGTTCACCTTCTTGGCCATGCCGATGTTTTGGCATGCCTCGTGTCGGGTTTCGCTCCTGTTTAATCAGTAGCTTCTCCCAATCTGAAAGGATTCACCATGTCAGGCTTTCTTCCTACAACAGTAGAGAAAGCGGTCTTTCGACTCCTCGAAGACCTCGCCACACCCATCTCCCTCAAAGTTTCTATACTTTGGAGGGCTGGTGAGTGGGACCAGATCTCAGGTTTGAGACTTGATCCGAGGGATTACACTTGCCCTGACCGCTATTGGCGCGACGCCATGGCAGTTGATCTCGTTCGAAAGCTAGACTCTCTTCCGACTTCTTTTGATAAGAAGAAGGTTGCTGAGGACGGCTTCCTCTCGAGTGAAAGGCAGTGTTTTCGCACCAATCTTCGCTTGCTACCGTACCTCTCTCCCGGTTTACCCGAGACGGAAGGACGCGTCCACGAGTTTTTTACCCGTGCACGGAAAATAGCTTCTGCGATACTTGGCCCCTGTCCTGATAGTGATTATATCACTGGTAGGCACGGACCCGGTGCGACCTTTGACGATCGTGGAAGTCGAGCGACTGTCCCACATAAGATGTCATCTCCGCCTACTATTACCCCTAATGCCTGGCCCTTCCTGATACCTTGGACGGGCACGTTATGGTCAAAAGCCATAGCAACATTAGGTTCGAGTCCCAAGTTCATCCGCGGGAATCGGTTCATTACCGTCCCAAAAGACTGTACTAAAGACCGCGGCATTGCCGTGGAGCCTAGTATCAACGTCTTTTATCAGCTCGGTTATGGTAAGGCCATTAGGTCTCGCCTTAGCAGAGCTGGGATTGATCTTGTAAATGGTCAAGATATTCACAGGCAGGTCGCCTGTGAGGCCTCTTCGCAAGGCCATCTTGCCACTATGGACTTGTCATCGGCGAG